GGGCGTTCTATCACGTTCGCCAGATTCGTAAACCCCTAACACCAGATTTAGGGTCCAGTACGCTCTTATGAACTACAGATAGCCTCAGTCGGCGCACCGTCGGGCGTATCTCGCGCCATGCCGCTTCGGGGTCTAGGCACGGGAAGAAGAGGGACCTACCCTTGGTAAAGCCCCTCCAGTTAATCTCGTACTCAACTCCCGCTATCTTCACTCGTCTCCTCCTTAGGGATGAAGCCGTCCATAGCGATGAAGTCGGGGTGTGTAGCGTCGAACTCAAGTGCCTGCACCGGGGGCAGGTTGAACTTCATGCCCTTCCCCATCCGCCTAAGCCCCGAGCCCACGTAGAGGCCGGTCTTCTTGAGCTTGTTGAGCGTCTCACGATAACCGATGTTACGCGCGGTGCAGTACTTCCGGAACGATGCGCAGGTAACAAAGACCTTCTGGGTATCCGGCTCGTAGCGCACCATCAGCTCGCGCTTCGGCTCCAGCAGAGGGACTTCCTGCATCTTAGAGCGCCGGTCCACCCCGTCATTGACGATCAGGATGTTGTCCACCCGACCAACGAGGAAGTCACCCAGCACCTGCTTGTCCCCGTCTGGCGGCGCGGTGGTCGTGTTGCGCAGACCTTCGATCATGCTGCAGGTCCACCGGAAGATCGCGCCGAGGTCCCAGTCGCACAGGTTCAGATGCTTGGCGATGTAGATGCCAGTCAGGTTAGCGGCTGCAGTAGCGGACCAGAAGCGCTCCCGCTGCGTGAGCTTGAGGATAGCGTCAAGGCGGCTCTGCATGCCTAGATAGATACCCTTCACGCGGTCGTACTCAGCCAGCAGGTAGCGGGCGTAAATCTCTCCAGCGTGACCGTAGTTCTCCATCAGCTGGTGGTCGAACATCTTCTTGCCGGTCTCGGTGTCGATAGCACTGCTGTAGTCGAGGCTGTACTCGATGATCCGCATCATCTCACCCTGCGGGCTGTCCTTGAGGCTCTCCAGCTTTTCGTAGAACGAGTGGTTGGACGAGCACAGGGCGATGGTCTGCCACGAGGTCAGGTTGACACGTAGCTCGTTGGCCGATGCCTTCATCCGGTCTTTGCCGGTGCCCTGTGTAATCAGGTAGGTAAGTTCGCTCAGCTGCTTGGGTTCAGTGTTCGACATCTCGTCGAAGGTCACCGGGAGGTTGCAGAACACCCCGATCTTGAACACCTTGGAGTTGAAGGTGTCGTCCTTCTTCGCGCAGAGCTTCTCCGGGTTACCCCACACGCTGTTGCACATGTGGAGGATCGTCGTCTTACCCGTGCCCGAGTGCGTGTTGACCAGATTGATAATCGCGCCGCGCTGGCCAGAGAACCGCAGGAGAGGCGCACCGAAAGCGGTGGCTGCTGCGAAGGCCGAGGCTTCCAGCCCCGGACGCCCGTAGAGGTTGAAGACCTCCTTCCATGCGTCGAAGGAACCCACTGGCACCGTGTAGGCAGCCAGCGCCTTGGTCACCGTGGAGGGCGGGCTATGGTAGGTCCCGTCCACGCCGATCTCACGATCCCCGACGATAAACTTGCTGTCGTTATCAGCCCATCCGAATTGGTTACGCATTTGCTCCGCCTTCTTGTTATGGAAAATAGTCTGGAATGACCGCACTACGTAGTCGATCAACATATCGAACTGCTTCTTCGGAAGCACAAGGCTCCGGGCGGCTAGCGCCTTACGAAGCTCATCCGGGGCCATACAGGTAGATGTAGTAAGCGTGAATTCCTTGACGCCGTTCTGTGGTGTGTGGAACCGGAACAGGACAACGCTGCCCTCAATTGGGTCCTCCATGAGCTTGGCGATATAGAAGTCGTACGGGTAGATCAGTATCGGCTCGGCCTCTTCACCCTTCGCCTCGCCGTCCTTCCCCACACCCGCCAGCAGCGGCTTGCGCCAGATGCCCCCTGCCTTCCCGCGCACGTAGGGGAACGGATACTCGGGGATGCGGTACTTGAGGACGTCACCGGTAGCAGTCTCTACCTCGACCTCGTTGTCCTCCGGTGTGGCCTCGCGCAACTCCTTGCCTAGCGTGATAGGCGACTTGATCTTCCCGAAGTGCGGGCACCCTGCGCATACACCGGGGTTATTCTTCTCGAACTCCGCGCAGGTGTGCGGTCCTATGATATGCTTGAGCTTCTGCTCTGTCTTGTCCGGGTCGTAGTCGGGGTGCCCCTCCGACATCAGGTGGATCGCCTTGTTCTTGTCCTTGCAGAACTTGGCGATGGAAAGCGCGTTGAACCAGCGCGGCTCCGAGATGACTGCCTGATCTGCATAACAGGCGTTAAGCTGTGCGCAGCCGTCCTCCTCGCGTTGCATGATCCGAGAGAAGCTTGTGTCGATGCTGTCCTGTAGGAGCTTGCCCAGCGGGCTCAGAGGTTGGCGCTGTTCGGTCGGTGCCAGCTTGGGGCGCTCTTTCACGCCCAGCGTCTCGCGCATAAACTCAAGAGTGACCGGGTCGCCCACACCCAGCACCTGCACTTCTACCGGCTCATCACCCTTGAAGTTGAAGGTACCGGGAATGCGCAGGATGCGCGCCACTTCGAACACTGCCGGGTCCACCCGCAGGTCCTGAGCCTTGCACACTTCCTTAAGGCGGTTGGCGACCGGCTCCCACTCCTCGCGGGTAACCTCCTCGGTCAGCGGCCAGTATACGTGCAGCCCGCGCCCTGAGTTGATAATGATCGGTCGAGGGAGTCCTACGGTGCTACAGAACTTCTTGAGGTCTTGCAGCGCTTCACCCTGCGAGGAATAGTCCTTGGTCGGCCCGCAGTCGATATCGAGCCAGAAAGCTTTGAGCGCCTGCACGTTGGCCTTGAGGCGCGAGGAGTCGTCCTTGTACTTAGCGACTCCGAAAAATACGTTCATCTTGCGGCGGACAAAACGCTCCGCCCACTTATCCAGTTCCTCCCTGCTCTCTACGAGCTCTTGCTGCATTCCATTACTAGTGATCCCGACAACGGCAAACCAGCCACCCTCCGGCTGGACCGCTGACAACAGATCGAAACCCTCCATAGCACAACGATCCCCGTACGGGGGCAGTGTGCCTACCCCCTTAGACTATTCACGTCTGCACAGCTGCTTAGGCAGCGGTGCCCTCCAGACTGGCGATATAGGATTCGAGTAACGTGACCACACTGGCCTGCGGGGCCGAGACCCCGCAGAACCAGTTATATACCGTGGCCCTCGTCACACCCATACGCGCTGCGACTACCGTGACCGGGACGTCGTGCTTGATGCACAGACGCCCCAGACGAACGCCCAGCTTGCGCTTATCGGCCTTCGCATTCAAGTCGCGAATACGCAGTGTGTAGCCTTGGCTCATTCGTCATCAGCCCAGTTATCGACGAGCGCACCGATATCGGTGGACAGCTTAGCCGGTGCTTCCTTCTTGGGGGCGCGCTTTGCCGGGGCGGCTGCTTCTTCCTCTTCGTCCCCATCGTCAGCCCAGACGTTAGCCTTCTTGGCAACGGCAGGTTTGATGGCCGGAGCGTCTTCCTCTTCTTCCGGCTCGGCAGCGGGCAGCGCCTTCGGCTTGCTATCTGCTTCCCCAGCACTGATCTGCACCAGCTTGCGGGTCACGGGGTTAGCTTGCGAGGTCTCGACAAGCTCCAGCTCTTCCCCGGTAATGAAGCGCTCAGCGGTGAAGTTGAGCTCCATCGTTTCGGCATCGAGGTTGTAGGCGATGGTCGTCACCACGCGGTCAGGCGCGGTGTTGTTCGCCACGAGGAAGCGGCAGTAGCTCTCGAACGGATGCGTGTTGCCGTTGCCCTTGCCGAAGAGCGACTTGGCCGGGATGTTGAACTGGTAGATATCACCCGAGGTATCGCCTTCGAGCAGCAGTGCGACCTTGCGCTTGAAGCGGCAAGCCTTGCCCTTCCCGTTCTGGCCCGAACCGTCGATGTTCATCGGGCAGCTTGCGCAGTTAGCAGCTTGCCGGTCCTTCGCCTTGGGATCGGGCTTGTCACCCAGTGCGGAGAAGCAGTCGGGCATCGTGCCCTTGGCGTTAGGGTCGTAGACGCCCTCGTAGTACTCGCGGCTCGGCTTCTCCAGCATGTCGATGATGATGGCGTTGAACTCGCCCCGGATAGCCTTGCCGACCTGCTCACCGCCCACGATGCGCTTGAAGGTGCCGTTGGTGTTGGTAGCGATGCGGTTGTAGCCGCCAATCGAGTTTTCAGCGATCTGCTGGCCCAGCTTCGACGGGGGCAGGGCAGAGGCGGCGACAGCGCCGGGGTTCTTGAAGATGGTCAGGTTGCTCATAGTCTCTCTCACTTGTTAGTCGGCTTGCGTACGCTGATAACGTACTTGGTGTCTGCGTTCAGCCCAATCGGCAGGGTCTCGGGGTTCTCCTCCAGAAACTGCCTCATGTTGCCGTTGTGGATGCGCTGCTCCAACAGGAACGGAGCATCCTGCTCCTTGATGAACCGGTACATACTCTCCCAGTCATTGGTCCAGTAGCGGGTAGCGGCACGGCGCGAGACCGTGCCCTCAGCGGTACGCAGGCTATCCACGTTCTGGCTGTTGCAGATTTCAAGGAGAGCCGCGCTCACCTTGTCCTGCTGCTCCTTAAGGGCCGCGATCTCGGCCTTATGCGCCTCCTCCTTCTCGTTGATGGCGTCCCGGATTTTCCGGTAGACCTTCACGAGCTTGTCAGCAGGCAGTGTTTCACCGTCCATTGTTTGCTCCTTTGGTTGGCGGGTGAACAGTAAACTAACTTTTGACAGTGTCAAGAGTTACTGAGTGAGAACCTCACGATACAGGTCGATCAGTTTCTCGTGGTTCTCGATGTTGCCCTGTAGCATCGTATACAGCCGTTCCTCCACCGCACTGCCCTTGATATGCACGACGGTCATGGCGTTCTTCTGGCCCGGACGGTTGATGCGGGCGTTGGCTTGGAGGTAGGTCTCTACGCTCGTAACAGGCGCGTACCAGATGATGGTGTCCGCTGCCGTCAGCGTCAGGCCGTGCGAAGCTGCCTGTGGCTGGATGATAAGCACGTGTGGGTCTTTGTTCGCTTGGAACCGATCCACTAGCTCGCTGCGCTTGTTGACGGAGACCTGCCCGTTAATGACGCCGCAGGAGATGCCTTCCTTCTCCAGCCGTGCCCGCAGTAGCTCGATGGTGTGCGTGAAGGGGACGAAGACCAGCACCTTGTTGCTGGCTTCCTCAATGACCTCCAGCACGGTGTTGAGCCGGTTGGACACGTCGAACTCCAGCACCTCGCCAGTGTCCGTATAGACCGCGCCCCCACTGATCTGGAGCAGCTTGTTAAGCTTGGTGGCGGCGTTGACCGCACTGACTTCCTCGCCCGCTGCTTCCATAATCATCTCGTCACGGAGCAGCTTGTAGTACTTCATCTGCTGCGGGGTCAGCGGAGCGTCTCGGTCGAGGTGCGTCACTTCCGGCAGGTCGAGGCAGTCCTTCTTCTCGAACCGGATCGCAGGTTGTAGGATGTTATGCACGTAGGCAGGAGCACTAGGCTTCGGCACCCATTTGAACTGTGTCACCTTGGTCATGACAATCGTCTTGAACTGGTTGTAGTACGGGGGGCACCCTTCGGGATTGACCAGCTTGGCGAGGCCGAAGGCGTCAGCAGGAGACTGCGCAGCGGGCGTACCGGTCAGCATCCACAGACGCGGGTCCGTAGCCTTGAGTAGCCGGTTGAGTATCTTCCAGCGGTTGGTCTGTGCGTTCTTGTAGGCGTTAGCCTCGTCCACCACGATCAGGTCGAAGCCGCCAGCGGCCACCTCGTCTGCCACCACGGACAGCCCGTCGAAGTTGATGATGACGAATTCCACACCGGACGCGATAACCTTCTTGCGCTGCGCAGCAGCACCGTGCGCCACGCCGCATGAGCGGTGCATAGCAAAGGTGAACAGGTCCTTCTGCCATGCCGACTTCATGATCGAGAGCGGGCACAGCACTAGTACGCGCTTAACCAGCCCACGCTTCATCAGGTAGTCCGCTGCCCAGATGATACTGGCCGTCTTGCCAGTGCCCTGCTCGTTGAAGCAGAACGCGCGCTTGCGGATCGACAGGAAGGATGATGTCGTCTTCTGGTGGTCGAACGGCACGTGCCGACCGGTCCACGTATAATCCCGCAGGATGGGCGACGGTACGTCGCTACGCAGCTTCGCCAACTCCTCGGCTTCACCGTGCCCCCAGTGCACCAGTACGCCTTCGTCGGTCAGCGCGCTCTTCTTGATTGTCCCCGTCACCACGGACGGGTTCGGCATCTCCAGCAGGAGTGCCCGGTTGTCGATGATCCTCACGTTTGCTCCTTGAGGTTACTACTTGCGCTTGCGTTCGCGCTTACTGGTCTCCGAAACGAGGTTGCCCTTCTTGTCACGCATGAATGAGCGGTTGGCCGACTTGCTCTCTACCCGCAGACCGGTCTTGTTGCTACCGCCCTTGTCGAGGGCGACGACGTGAGCGACGTCCTTCCCGTCCCCCTTCTTGACCTTCCCGGTCTTCATCAGCTTGGCGCGGGCAGCGTTGCGCATAGTGCGCTTCTTGATCTGCTCCGGAGTACCTTGGTACTTGTCGTATTCCGACCGATAATCACGTGCCATCGGGGGCTGCCTCAACAAAGTCTACGTCGAGCAGACATAGCATACCCGTCGCCAGAGACCTAGCCGAGATGAGGTCGCCACTCGCATGCGTCTCGACAAGCAGGTACAGTTCGCCGTGCTCCTCGCGCTTCCGCTCGTGGTATCCGTGGGTGCTAGGGTGGAGGCGTAGCAAGGTAGTCATCACTTCCTCCGGGGTTTCCAATTCTCACAGGTCTTGACCGGGCACCACGGGCACAGGCCCGAGGACTTGGCGTTCCACACGCCGTTATCCATCGCTGCATCCAGCCGCTCCAGTTGCTCGTCGAACACCGACAGGTACTGGCTCTTCTCCGTAATCACATGCGTCTTGCGGATCAGCTCCCCGCTAACGACGTAGATAAGTGCCGACTTGATCGTGACCACTTCGGGGAAGTGTGTGAACACCGCCCCAGCCAGCAGGTCCAGCTGCTTGGTATCTGCGTAGCGGGCGCTCTTACCCGTCTTGTAGTCCACGCAGTAAGCCTTGTAGCCGTCGATGATGAGCAGGTCAGCAATGCCCCGCCACCATACGCCCTTATCGAAGAAACCGCAGGGCTCGTAGTCACCGGACACCTTGCGCAGTCCTAGCTTAAGCTCGGCATGCTTATCGCCGGGGATGGCAGCGAGGCGCTCCACGACCGGCTTGATGTAGGCGAACTGCTCGGGGATCGGTGTACCGTCCTTGATGAACAACTCTGCGGCTTCGTGGACAGCGGTGCCGTAGTCAGCAGCCTCCCCCGGCTCGTCCTTGATGTCCTTGGCCACCTTGAGGTGGAAGTACTTCTTCGGGCACTGCTCAAAGGTCTTGATTGCTGAGTACGACCACGCCGTCACGATGCTTAGTCCTTCTTCTTGAAACGCCCAGTGTCGTCGCGCTTGGGCTGTGCGTCAACATATCCATGCCATCGCCCGGTCACATAGCCCAGCGTCCCAGCGACGAAGAACGCGAGCACGAAAAGCATAATGTCCATAACACTACCCCTTCACGTTTTACGGGCCATCATCCGCCCGACGAGTACGACCTGTGGCCCTAGGTCTTCCGGAGCCACCCCCGCATTGAGCTTGGCAATGACCTGCTGCAGTAGCTCGATAGCTGCCGCTGCATGATCGGTTACCATTTCCGACCATCCTTATCCACTCGGAGGAAGCTCCCGTGGCGGATGCGACGGCCCCATGACCGTTTCTGTCCGCTGGTTAGCCCCTTCCACTCTTCGTCGATGTTGAACCGCTCAGCCATGAGTTGCAGGATGCCGTACTCATGGTCCGACAGGTAGGCGGTGTAGCCGCGCTGTAGTCGCTTTATCCTCATTTCAGGTTCCCTCCGCTCTGGAAGATGTCCCCACCGAACACATAGGTACCTACGTGCTCAAGCTTCACGAACGGGTGCGCGTAGATTTTACCCCCGTGCTCCCGCCACAGTTCGCAGAAGTGGTAGTCCTCCGACAGCAGAGCACCGGTCTTGTCGATGCTGGTGGCGAAGAACTCGTGGGTCAGCGGCTTCTCGTACTCGCCGTCAGGCTTGATGAACGAGGTAACACGGTAGGTAGGCACGTGGGGCTTCAGGTGCTCGAACACCCCACGCTTAATAAGCATGAAGCCAGTGCCTCCATGCCGCACCTCGATAACCCCACGCTCGTCTGTCTCGACGTGGTGCTCGTTGACCATGTTGAACACGAACGCCCCTGCATGTTCGGACAGGCCCTTCTTGCCTGCGGCAGCAGCGCGCTCCACGCTATCCCAATTCACCTCCTTCTTCGGGTAGATGCCGCACACGATATCATCGTCTACGGCCATCAGTTGCGCGATAGCCTCCCCGTCGAAGCCGATGTCCGCGTCGATGAACATGAGGTAGTCATGCTCACTCTCAAGGAACACACGGGCCAGCTCATTGCGGGCACGGGTGATGAGGCTCTCGTTCATGATCTGGCACCACGCGATGTTGACGCCCAGTGGGCGCATCTTGTTCATGGTCGTGATGAGACCGCGCACGTAGTGTCCGGTACACATACCCCCGTACATGGGGGTGGCGATCATGATCGAAGGCCGCTTGGGTGCTACTTTGATCTCGTCTTCCATTAGCTGAACGCCTTCTTCAGTCGGCACCACCAGCAGTCGTGCTTCGCTTCGAGTTTAGATATTGCGATCCGAGCTTCTGCTAGGTCGAACGCAAGCTCGTTAGCAGCGTATAGAAGCATATCGTTGCGCCTCTGTAGCTGCTCTACGCTCTGCGCTTCCGGCTTCGGTTCAGCCTTCACCTTCGGAGCCTTCACCTTCGGCACCGACGGCATCTTGGGCTTGTACTTAACGTGGTAGGTGCGACAGGTCCTGCCGTTCATACCCTCACGGCTCACGAACCGTACCCCCAGCTGCTCTACCTCACCTCTCCGTCGCATAGCTGTGATGGTCGATGAGATTGCATTGTGGGTCAGGTCGGGAAGCTCGCGCTGTAGCTCTACGGTAGTAAGCCCCGGCGTCTTGCGCAGGATGCTGTAGATACGCTTGGTGGTCTCGCCACGCTTTGCCTTGGTAGTCATTAGTTTGCTCCTTCACTTCTTACGTACAACCAGTTGGTATCCAACGTGGATGATCTCAGCCTCCTCTGCGAAGATGTTACAGAAGGCGTCGATGGCGGGCTTGGGGCGGTGCAGGATGTCCCGCGCGTTGCCCCACAGATAATCGTCAAACACCATGATCCCCTGCGGCTTAAGCAGAGGCCATGCCATACAGGCGTCAGTCAGGACGTCCTTAGCTATGTGACTGCCGTCGATATAGATGAAGTGGAACTCGTGCAGACGCTCGGGCCAGTCGTGAGCTTTGCTCAGGTACATAGCCAGTATATCGACCGACGAACCCTTGAGCATTTTGACGTCCCGGCATGGGAACTTCTCCCATGCGGCTGCTCGGTTATGGATAAAGCGTTTCTCCACTTCGCCCATGTCTTCCGCGCCGTGCTCCTCACCGCCTTCCCATGTGTCGATGCAGCCCAGCCAGTCGTCTTCGACCATCATGTTCTCGACAATCCAAGCCATGCTACGACCCTCGAACGAGCCGATCTCAAGGAAGTTGCGTTTGCCCGGCTCCCCCGGCAGCATCGGGATTAGCTGCTCCCACACTTGCGGTGCCCAGTTGAACCAGTCCTTGGTGAATTGATACTCGCTCATAGTCCTAGTGCCTCCCTGATGTTCTTGATGAGACCTTCGTTAACGGTCTCGCTACCCAGTTGGATGCTGCCATTCCCAATGGTGCCAGCGGTAGCGAGGGTAGCGAGGGTAGGGCCGGATGTCCCTACGGAGCCATAGGTCCCCTGCGGGTAGGTCGCCGTCTGCGCACTGTACTTCTGTGCTATCATTTGCTGCCGTGCTCGTGCTAGCGCCGCTTCATCGAATTTGTTGCGGTCTTCCTGTGGGTCCAGTAGCTCCTGCATGGCTTGCGCATGGTAGTGGTCAAGCGCCACGCGGCTCATGGCGTGGTCTACTTTGGCTTGCTCTTCTGCTGTACCGTGGCTCCGGATAGCGTCCATGGCATTCCGCCAGCGCCCCGACTTTGACCCAAAAAACTCTTCCGGGTGGCTCTGCATGCGGGCCAGCATCAGATCGACCAACGGGTGCAGTCCGCTCTCGGCGGCTCCGGTTACTTCGTTATCCATAACTTGCTCCCATTTTGCTCTCACAGTTAAGTGGCAGGCCCAGCGCCCACTTGGGGCGGATGCGCATGCAGTCCTCGACAAACTTCCGACCCTCGTCGGCTTCCTCGACCTTAGCCAGCGCGCCTACGGCGTCATGCACGGTCATAACCACGCGCAGGTGACGCGCGACCATCAGCATCTGCTCACCGATAATGATCCGGGCCAGCGCTTGGCACAGGTTTTCGACGACCTTCCCACCGTAGATGCGCGTGGTGATAGTAGATCGACCCTTCTTGGTATCGTAGACGAGCTCACTCTTACCGTCGGGAGTAGTTACCGCCCGTAGGTTGTCGTAGCGGATGTACATGCCGTTAGGCAGACGGATGCCAAGCAGGTCTACGTTGACGACACCCTCGCGTCCGATCTTGGCAGTGCGCTGCGTCATCAGGGCTTCCAGTGCTGCCCCCGCTGCGTTCCAAAGCTGGACGATCTTGGGGTAGGTCTGGCGGTAGACGGAGATGATGTAGCGGCACTCCTCCTCGGGCAGGTCCACGCCGAAGGCCTTAAGCTGCGAACGGAACTTGACACCACCCATGCCGTAACCGGCACCAAGGATGGTAGTCTTACCCACGAACCGCTGCTGGTCCGTTACTTCCTCGACCGGCACACCGTAAATCTCAGAGGCCATGATCTTGTACACGTCCTCACCCCGGTCGAAGGCTTCGACGAGGTCATCCTGCCCAGCTAGCCACGCAAGGGTGCGCGCTTCGATCTGCGAGGAGTCACAGTCGATAAACACGTAGCCATCAGGTGCCTTGATCGCGTGCTTGAGTGGAGACTTGCGCGGCAGGTTCTGTAGGTTGACCTTGTCGTCCCCACCCCAGCGCCCGGTATGGGCGGCGTAGTAGCGCAGCGGGACGGGTAGCGGCCCGCGCTCGGCAATCTTGATGAACCGCTCAGTGCGCGTCTCTTCCAGCGTAGACTTCACCCCCATGCGCGCCGCCACGATAGCCTGCACGGTGACACTCGGATGCTCCAGCAGGGCCTTGAACGCCTCGTCGGTCTTCCCGAAGGCCCACGTCGGCTTGCCGGTGGTCGGGCTTATCTTCCGGGGCGGGCTAACCCCGCAGTCCTCAAGCAGCTTGGCTAACTTGGGGTTACTCATCAGGTCGGCCTTGTCGGCTTCCACCTGCGCCAGCAGGTTGACCTTCTTCTCCTGCACGTCGGTGAGGTGCGTCTGCAGTACGTCCGTATCCAGCTCCAGCACCGGCTCGCTGAACATGCGGATGGTCAGGTCGATCAGCTTGGCTTCCGACTTAGGGATAAGCGGAGCCAGTGCCTTGAAGAGGTCGTAGGTCAGCTCGACGTCGTTGATGCAGTACTCGCCGTAACGGTTGAGGTCCTCCTCCGTGAAGTCCAGCCGCCCTTTGCCTATCGCGTTGACTACCTCAGTACCCTTGACGCCCAGCCCATAGCGCTCGGCTGCCTTGGCGAGGCTGTTGCCAGCATCGGGACCGTCGATAGCGCGCAGCATGGACAGGGTATCAGCGATCATCTTGGGGCGGATATCGAAGTGCCAGTTGAGGATAGCAGCGTCGAACATGGCGTTGTGCGCCACGGCCACGGCATCATCCCACGGGAACTGCTCCAGCCACCGCTTGGTCTGCGCCTTGGTGCCGGAGAACCACTGCGTGTCGCCGTCGTCTACCTTCACGGCAAGGCCGATAACCTCGAAGAGCTCGTCACGGATATATTCCTCCGTAGTCATCTTCGACAGGCTGAACGCGCGGTCGTAGAAGGTCTCGAAGTCGTAGGTGATTACCTGCATCAGAAGGTCCCCTTCGGCACTGTTGTGACCTTAGAAGCCTCGTCTACCCAGATAATCGTGGGTGATGGGGATCCCATGGAGTTAATCGGTACCGTCCACTCCTCAGGCTGCTCCTCCGCACCCAGCAGTGTACGCATGACGTACTCCTCGAAGTGCCGTCCTTTGATTGCAACCAGCTTGTTGTACAGCCGTGCTACTTCTTCGTCAGTCAGGAAGGGGAGCGGGCATCCGGATACGTCGTACTCGCGCTCGGAGTCCCGGCAGTGCATCCACTCAACGCGCCGTTCGATATCACTGGTTAGCATGCGCCATCTGCTAGCGTTGCGTCCATCAGCAGTCTTAGGGTACGGTACGTTCTCCCCTCGCCAGTGCTGGCAAAACTCCTCCGGGTGGTCGTCCATGCGCTTGAGTAGAAGCTCAATAGTCTCGTCCATTACCTGATCCTCGTTACGTATAAGGTGCCGTCGATGCAGCGGGTGGTGAAGTAACCCGAGTCGCGCACGTTATGGTTGTGTGCGGCGCGACGTATCCGGTCGCGGGTTTTCTTTGGGGCTTTGTACTCGCGCGTCTCACCTACCTGCATAGTAGTCAGATGATATTGGCTGCGCCCGAAGGTCTTAGAACCTGAGGTCATCGTCATCCCATTCGTAGATATCCCAACCGAAGTTGAGGTGCATCCAGTGGCGCAGGTCAGCGGTCATGTCGCAAACACCACGAACACAGCGCGGACGGATAGGCCACGCTCATTCAAGCGCCATTCGTTTGCATCTTCCGGGCAATGCTTGTGGTCGATCAGATGTAAGTTCCACCACATACGCTTAGCAACGCTGCGGCTTGGCGCTTTGCCCCAACTGCCATCTGCCGGAAGCGCAAGGATCAAGCGTTTGCGCGCCTCAGTCAGCCCCTTCGCAATCTCTTCCGCGTCGGTCATGGCTTGGCTCCTAGGGCTGCTCTGGCATACTGACGAGCTACGGCACAGGCATCTGCGTCAATCGCTAAACCAGCAAACAACCCTCGCAACCGCTCAACCTCAGCACTCAGGGCCGTGATGCGGTCCATTAGTTCATCGCGTTCGCACCCATGCTTGCAGCGGTAGGGCGCAGGCTGCTCCCCATCATCCCCGTCAGTGCGAGGGGTGGCGCGGGTGTTCCATGCGGCGATGGCTTCACCGTCGGTCATGGCTTGGCTCCTAGGGCTGCTTGGATTTCATCGGAGAGATCGGGGCTTTCGTTACCGGTGTCTCCGGCCATGTCGTCCATCTGGCGGGCGGCTCTGGCAGCAAACCCTTTCCACCGCTCAA